TACTGGAAATAACAACTCGCTGTTGGGTAATGGAGCTGGTTATTATTTGACCACAGGTACTAAAAATACAATAATTGGTCAATTTGATGGCAACAATGGTGGCTTAGACATAAGAACAGCAAGCAATTACATTGTGTTATCAGATGGTGATGGTAATCCGAGAGGTATATTTGATGGTAGTGGCAACTTGTTGGTGGGTACTACTGATTCAAACCTAACAGACAACACTACTGGTAGTGGTATTGTGGCTCAAGCTAATGGTGCATTAGTAGTAGCAAGACAGGCTGCCACACCTTTTTATGTAAATCGCACAGGCACATCTGACGGAACTCTTGTGGATTTTCGCAAAGATGGTGGTACTGTGGGAACTATTGGTGTCGTTAGTAGTGACAGACTTTATATTGGTGGTGGTGGTAATAATGGAATTGGAATAGACCAACATCTTTTTCCAACTGATGATGATGGTATCCTTTTAGATGCTGCAATGAATTTAGGTGCATCTACTGCTAGATATAAAGACCTTTACATATCAGGTGGTGTTGCATTTGATACAGGCACAGCAGCTAATTATTTGGATGACTATGAAGAGGGAACTTGGACACCTGCTTTTCAATCAACTTCTGCAACATTTAGTTATGCGTCTCAAGGTGGAACTTATACAAAAGTTGGAAGATTGGTTATGGCTTCATTCAGACTTCTTTTAGCTTCCGCACCCTCAGGAACAACATCAAATACTGTTGTAATAAGTGGATTACCTTTTAGTACTGCTACTTTATCTGGAACATATCACGGTGGTTCTATTGGACACTATTTTACTATTGATTTATCTACAACTGGTGTTCTTGCGTATCAAACGTCAAGTAGTGCTAGTACTGTAGAACTAAAAGTTGTTGGAGATAATATAGGAGAAACAGCAGTTTTAGCAAGCCATTTAAAGTCTGCTTCAGAAATTCGTGGTCAAATAATATATCATTCAGCATAACCCTATTGGACATAGGGTAGTCAGTCCATTAACCAAAAGGAGATAAAAATGGCATTAACAGAAGAAACAATACAAGACAAAATAGAGATAGTCGGTGACTACAAAATGGTTCAAGTGAGGACAGCAGTGGTCATCAAGAGAGATGGCACAGAGATAAGCAGGAGCTTCTCAAGGCACGTTGTTGCACCTGATATAAGTGCAGATGACTTAGCCAATGAGAGTACAGAAGTACAAGCAATATGCAATGCAGTACATACTGATGCAATCAAGACAGCTTATGCAACACATTTAGCTAACCAAGAGGTGTAGCATGACAAGAGCAAAAGACATATCCAAGATAATCACTGATGCAGACTTCAGTGGTACTCTTGATGTAACAGGTGCAGTGACGGCAGGTGGGTTGAATGTTGATGGTAATGCTACTATTAATGATAGCTTTCCATTTATTTTATTAAACGAAAGTGATACCACTGATTTAAATACACGCATTTCTGTAGGTGCAGGTTTTTTCAACCTAAATACACTAGATGATGCATATACCGTAGCCAAACAAAGATTTAGACTTGATAACTCTACTGGAGACATCAGCTTCTACGAAGACACAGGCACAACACCTAAGTTGTTTTGGAATGCTAGTACAGAGCGATTGGGGATTGGTGAAACTTCCCCAGATAGGGTTTTGCACGTTAAACATGCTTCAGACAATATAGTAGCTAAGTTTGAAAGTGAGGATACTGAAGCAACGATTGAGCTTGTTGATAGTACTGGTTCTGCACAAATAGCTTCAAGAAATGATTTAAGATTTTTTGTTAATGGAGGTGCAACTCGTGCAGTTGATATAGACAGCAGTGGCAACTTGTTAGTGGGAAAAACTAGTGCTGGTTTAAGTACGACAGGTTCAGAATTTGCTTCTGATGGCTTAGTAAGATTTACTCGTTCAAATGTAAATGCTGTGGTTAATTTTAACAAAAAAGATTATGATGGCGACATTGTTTCTTTTCGTAAAGACGATGCTCTTGTGGGAAGTATTGGTTGTGATAACTCTGGCACTGATTTATACATTGATTCATCTGATGACTTATTTTTAAAAGCTAATGGATTAAATGGCTTACAGATATTTCAATCAGGTGGCAGTTTACAAAATGTTACTTGTTATACTCATATCTATCCCAGCACAGATAATTCTTTTGATTTAGGTAATGCGTCTGCTCGTTATGATGATGTTTTTGCAACTAATGGCACAATAAATACCTCAGATAGAAATGAAAAGAACACCATAACAGACAGTGATTTAGGTATAGACTTCATCAAGAGATTGACACCTAAGTCTTACATCTTTAATGGCAAGACAAGAACACATTATGGTTTGATTGCACAAGATGTAGAGACTGTGCTTAGTGATATAAGCAAACCTACAAGTGGCTTTGCAGGATTTATCAAAGATGACATATCAGAAGAGCAAGATGGTTCTTCATATAGATATGGCTTGAGATATACAGAGTTTGTTGCACCACTAATACAAGCAGTCAAAGACCAACAAGCAACAATAGATGCTTTGACAGCACGAATAACAGCCTTAGAAAATGGAGAATAAAATGGCAGTAACTTGGACAATAGGAACAATGGAAAGAGATTTAGTGCAGGGAGACAACACAGATATTGTGACTATCTTGCACTGGAGAGCATCTGACGAAGACGCAGATGGTAACACAGGGTCAGCTTATGGCACAGTCGGTGTAACACTTGTAGGCACACCAACACCATACGCAGATATCACTGAAGAGCAAGCAATAGGTTGGGCAAAAGATGCTTTAGGTGAAGAACAAGTGACATCAATAGAAGATGGAATAGCTAGTCAAATTAGTGCAAAAGCAAACCCAATAACAGCAAGTGGAGTATCTTGGTAATGGCTGAACAATCAAACGTAATCACTATTGATGGCAAAGAGTATAAGACTGATGATATGAGTCAGGATCAGACTTACTGGATTAATCAGATCAAAGACCTACAAGCTAAAGGTGCTAATCTTAGATTTCAGCTAGATCAGTTAACTGTAGCACAAAATGCTTTTACTAATTCATTGATACAGTCAGTCAAAGGTGACGAAGAGGAAGTTGTACCAGATGAAATTAGAAATGAAGCCTGAACTCCAAGTACAACTAGAACTTGAAGCCCATGAAAAAGAATGTGCAATACGTTACAAAGTAGTTGAAGATAAACTAAGTGCTCTTGATAAAAGGCTTTGGAGACTAGAAGCAATGCTTATGGCAAGTACAATTACTGTCGTAGCTTTAATGATAGGTATAATTATGAAATAGAAAGGTAAAGAGATGCTTGACCCTATATCAGCTTTTGCTGCAATTACTGCTGGGCACAAAACTATTATGGGTGCTATAAAAATAGGTAAAGATTTAAGCTCTCTTTCCACAGCTATAGGTAAATTTGCACAAGGAGAAGCTCATCTTCAACATGCTGAATCACAGAAGAAGAAGAGTAGGTTCTCTTTTGCAGAAGACTCAGCCATAGAAAAACACTTTAAGAAAGAAGCTCTTGAAGACATGCGTGATGAATTGCGTAAAGCTTTCTTGTACTTTGGAAAAGCAGGACAGTGGGAAAGACTCCAAGCAGAGATAGCCCAAGAAAGAGCTAGGATTAAGAAAGAACTAGCTGAACAACAACGAATAAAGGATAGAAACTTAACTATAACAGCAGTGACTGCTTTATTAATAATAGGTACAGTAGGTATTGTAGCTTGGATTAAGTTCCTGCAAGGAGGATTCTAATGTTTAAACTTCTTGTTATAGCTTGTGCTATAGCAGACCCTAAGATGTGTATAACCTTTGAGGACACTCTTAAGAAACTAGAGACTGAGCAACAGTGTATAGAAAGAGCTTATGAGATGAGAAGGGATATCGTAGCAGAGCTTGAAGATATGAAACCTATGGTTTACAAATGCATTGAACTTCAGAAAGGTAAGTTTACATGATAGACTTTTATTTAAACATGTCTAAATTTTTTGGTAAGATTAATGCTTACTTCTACAACAAACATGTTAGAGCTTTAAGAAGAAAGCAGATTAAGGAACGTACAAGATGATACAAGCATTAATAGCACCAGTGGCTTCACTGTTAGACAAGTTTATCCCTGATGCTGACACTAAACAAAAGATTGCACATGAGATTGCAACTATGTCACAGAAACATGCACAGGAGTTAGCCAAAGGTCAGCTAGAGATAAACAAAGAAGAAGCTAAACACAGGTCACTATTTGTTGCAGGTTGGAGACCCTTCTTGGGTTGGATACTAGCAGCAGCAATGGGTTGGCACTTTGTATTTGCACCTATGACAATGTTCATCTGTGCATACTTTAACGTACCTATACCCACTTTACCAGTGTTTGACATGGATAGTCTTATGACTGTTCTACTTGGTATGCTTGGTTTAGGTGGACTACGTACTGCAGAAAAGATAAAAGGCATAACTAAATAATGGAAATAGAATTAATAAGTATATTCTTACAAGTATTAACACTACTGGCTGTATGTGCAAACACAGCTATTAACATAGTATATAGGTTGAAAAAATGAGTCTTTATGAAAACATAAATAGAAGAAAGAAGCTTGGTATATCTAGACCCAAGTCAAAAAGTACAGTGTCAGCTAAATCATATGCAAACATGAAAGCTGGTTTTCCAAAGAAAAACAAATACAAAAAGAAAACATAATGACAGCAGATAAAAAATTAATAGATGCTTTACATGCAGAGGTAACTCAACAGTTACTTCTACGTGTACGTAGTGGAGAAGCAACAGCTAGTGAACTATCAGTGGCTGTTAAGTTCCTTAAGGACAATGGAGCTTCTCTAGATGTTATAATGTCAGACAATCCTATGGCTAGTTTATTACATGAACTACCCTTTGATGTAGGAGAGAAATTACAATGAGAGAAGCACCAAATGCTACCCTAAAACATATTACTGTGACTTTAACAGGAGGTAACTGGACTAAACTAATAGATACTAACGTTCAACGTACTTACCTAATGATACAGAACAATGAAGATTCACATCAAATTGAGGTAGGATTTGGTACAGATACAACAGCTCCTACAAGTGGTTTTCTTATAGATGGTGCAACTTCTAATCATAAGACAAACGAAGTTACATTCCAGTTTAACGTAGCTCCTATCAATGCTGTGTGGGCTAAAACAGAAGATGTGCATGACCATCCAGTACATGTGGTGTATGATGACTAACATTCCAAAACAACTGCACGATTTTAGAAACTTTACATACCTTGTATGGAGTCACTTAGGCTTACCTGAACCCACTCCCATACAGTATGACATAGCTAACTATCTACAGAACAGTCCAAAACGTAGCATAATAGAAGCTTTTCGTGGTGTAGGTAAGTCTTACATCACTGCTGCATACGTAGTACATCAGTTACTACTTAACCCTGAACTAAAGTTTATGGTTGTATCAGCTTCTAAAGCACGTGCAGATGACTTCTCAACCTTTACACAACGTATCATTGTTGAACTCCCTATATGCCAACACCTCGTTGCTAAAGATGGTCAGAGATGGTCTAAGATAGCTTTTGATGTTGCACCTGCTAAAGCCTCTGGAAGTCCCTCAGTGAAGTCTGTAGGGGTCACAGGACAGCTTACAGGTTCTAGAGCAGACATAATCATTGCAGATGACGTAGAAGTCCCTAACAACTCTATGACTCACATGATGAGAGAGAAGCTGTATGAGACTGTTAAAGAATTTGATGCTGTGTTAAAGCCTAATGGGAAGATTATTTACCTAGGTACACCTCAGAATGAGATGTCCTTATACAACATACTGCTTACTCGTGGTTATGACATGAGGATATGGACAGCACGTTACCCTACTCTAGAACGAGCAGAGAAAGCCTATGGGGGTAGGTTAGCACCTCTCCTGTATGATTCCCTCCAAAAAGAGCAAAAGGCTCTGTATGGGCTTCCTACAGACCCTAAACGGTTTGACGATGAAGACTTGTTGGAAAGAGAACTGTCTTATGGTCGTTCAGGCTTTGCATTGCAGTTCATGTTAGACACATCTTTAAGTGATGGTAACAAATACCCACTCAAGTTAAGTGACTTAATTATCTATAGCTGTGATAAAGATACTGCTCCTGAGAAAGTAGTCTATGGTATTATGAAACCCATGTTAGACATTCCTAACGTAGGTTTAGCAGGTGATAAGTTCTATGCACCAGAAGATACTATAGGTAGGTTAGACTATCAAGGCTCAGTGTTAGCCATTGACCCCT